AGAATGCGAAGATTGCATTTGAGCAAGGTGCAGACACTCTGCAAGAGTACATCGACAGAAAGAAAGAATTGAATGCAGAGATGCAAGAATTGATTGACAAGAAAGCGGAGATTTCAGCAGAGAAAGAAGAAGAGCAGACTCTTGTCATCAAGAAAGCAGTGCCTGTTCTGAAAAATGTCTTTGAATCGTATTTTGAAATGACTCCTGCCGAGCGCAATGAATTGCTCAAGACAGTCATTGAAAGCATCATGTATATGAAGACGGAGAAAGGCAACAATGACAGCATTGTGCTTGATGTGTGTTGGCTTGTTTAATTGCTCGAATGTGCGTGAATTCGTTGTCATCATCGATGCGCACATTCATCGAGCATTCGAGGAGTACAACGATTTGACATACAAAAAGAAAAGCGGAGAAAATCTCTCCGCTTGTTTCTGTTTACATGAGTCCTGCTTTGCTCTTTGTGATTGTTCCTCTGATGTTGCTGATTCCTGCGACAACAATCAACGGAAGTGCGCTGACAAGGTCAGTGCAACTCAAAATGCCGCCGCCTGCCCACTGCAAGACTGAATTTGTTTGATAGAATCCCGACCTTGCAAGAGTTGGAGCATTCACACCATTCAAGATTGAAACAGAATCTGCCGCACTCTGTCCGACAACTGCGCTCTGTGCCGTCGAGACACCTGTGTATGCGTAATATTCACCGCCCTCGATGCGAAGAAGACTGTCTGTGAATGGTAGAAAGCAATAGGAATTCTCGACCACATTCGCAATGCTTGCTCGGCAGTTGACAAATGTGCCTGTCTGTCCGACTCTGCTTGCCCTGTATGCTGTGAGCCAAAATCTGCAATTCTCACAGCGCACTGCGCCACTGTACGAATTGAAGACATGAATGACTGTTTCTGTTCCTGTCTGATTTGCAATCACACTCGCACCGATGATGTGTGCGTTGTGTCCGTAGAAGACAACATTGTGTGTTCCTGCTGTGATTGGAAGAGAGATCTGACCGCAATTTGAGAAGTCAAATGTGATTCTTCTGTTTGTAGCAGAAGCAGTGCCGACTGAAATCCAACGATAAGGATTCGCAGAAGTTCCTGCGCCTGCATAAGCCGCAGAACAGCCAAAAGTGCCATACACTTTGATTGTCTTGCTTCCGTAGTCTGTGCCGCCATTGAGCCATGATTCAGCAATCTGCGACAGTTTGACATTGTCATTGATTCCGTTGCAGTGATAGACAGACTCTGCTTCTGTGTTGAGAGTTGCGACTTGATTTTGCAGCTCTGTGATTTCATCGGAAACAGACTCGATGCCTGTGCCGTCAATAGACTTGTACACTATGACGATGATTTCTGTGCCTGCAATCATCGAAGCATTGAATCTCACGATTGAATTTGCGCCGTCAAGAGTATAGTTCACACCCTCATGCACAAGAAGTCCGTTGACATAGACTTCAAGAAAGCATGTTGTATAGTCCCATTGCGGAATGTCGAATTTCACTGCTTGCGATACAGTGTCAAACACTGTGTGCCATGTGTACCTCTTGAAGAGAGTCACACTTGACAATGTGTCTTTCTTTTCCGCAAACCACTCTGCGAAAGAATTGTCAAGGCTTGTGAAGAATGAATTGTCACCCGATGTCGAGTACACCCAACCGCACAAATCTGCATCGTCTCTTGTGTCTGTGACTGTGACACTTGTCGCATTCGTGCCGACATAGATGTCAGCAAGCACAAGGTCATGAATCATGTCTGTGCGTGTCGGAGCAGGCTTGACAGGTGTGTTCGACTCTGTGCCTTGAACATAGACAAGAGAGACACTTCTTGCAGAGACTTCTTTGTTGAGTCTCAAGAAGATTCTGTCCCACCTTGCGCCACCGATTGGCGCACTGACTGCCGCAAATGAGTGCGGAGAATCATTGAGAAAATAGTGTCCGTTTATCCATGCCCTGCCTGCCGCAACAGTTGCTCTCATTCCGCTTGCTGTGACTTTCAGATCGTCATTCTCGCTTCGCAAAACTCCGTTGCCGATTACAACTGCGAGGTTGTCGCAATAGTCATTCGCATTGTATTTTCTGTCATATACACCATTGACATTCAATGCGTTAAAAAATCCGCTTTTCTGTGCCATTTCTCTGCTCCTTTAATCGTGGTATCTGTCAACTCTCGACTCGATGTGTTCGATGCGCTCGAATGCAGTCTTGATTTTCTCTTCGACTTTCGTCAATCTCTCGCCGTGTTTGTCAAGCAATTGATTGATTTCTTTTGTCTCTCTGCGAACATCGACTAAAATCTCTTTTATATATTGCAAATCAGAGCGCAATGTTGCTTCTGCTTCGCCGCTTTGTTTGTTGTCTTTTTTTCTCCCATTGACAAAATTTGCGACTGCAAGACAGCCTGTCACGATTGTCAATAGTGTGAGAATTACATCAATATATGCCATGTTTTATTCTCCTTGATAGACCGCTTCGACAGCATAGCCGTCTTGGTCTTGATATTCTGTGACTTCTGCGAGTCTCACATTCTTGAAGACTCCAATTTCGTTGTCTTGAATCGTCACGATGTCACCGAGAAAGACATCAACACCGATTTTCCAATTTCCATATGTGATGTCGATTGTGCCGTTGAAGTCTTCCGTCACTTTCAGATCACTCATCACTTGTTGCCCATGCGCTTTCAGCATTGCAGTGTATTCCGCATCAGTGAATGTCTGCTCAACATCGTTGTCATCTTTGTATGTTTTAGTGATTGAAGAAGCATCGATGAAGACTTCTTTTCTTGCAAGCAGGCTCTGTGAGCCTACAAGCACGCAGAATCGTTCGATTCCCTCTCCCTCGCCACCTATAAGAGCAACATTCTTTTCGAGTGTTGAATCGTGGCTGTATTCGCTTGAGAGAAGATTGTCAAATTCTTTGCTGAAAACAATCGGCTGATTGCCGTCTGTGTTGTCTGCGCTTCTGTCTGCGCCCTCATATACTGTATAGAGCAACTTGCTGTCACTCAACTTCACTGTCGATGCGAGTCCGTATTCTTTCAGCAGTGTGTCTGTGTATTCAAGAAGATTCTCGAATGACACTTGCTTCTGCGCCGCAGCTCTGTTTTCATCGACAATGATTTTTGTGCTTCCCGAATGTGCGCCAAGCGCAAAAACACCGAGAGGGCGAGACAAAATCGCATTGTTTTCAACAAGATTTCTGACATTTGTCTCGACATTTCCTCGCAGAATTGTTGCTTTGTTCGATGTTCCTGTCAGAGTGAAGATGATTCGTCTGTCAAGCAGAGACTTTGCGAATCTGCCCTTGATTGTTATCATCTTTCCGCTTTCAATATCGTCAGCAATCAGAATCGATTCAATGACACCGATTTCATCATTGTCGATTCGTGTGATGTATTTCACATCATTGAGAATTGAAAGCACATCTCGCAGGCTGATGAAGACTTCGAAATCACCCACTCCATAATATACGGAATGCCAAATCACAGACTGTGCTGTGTCAAGTATTCCTATGACTTCGAAATTTGCATTTCTTGCTTCAACATAGTCAATCATCAGATCACCTCACACATATCTCTGCTTGTAAATGAGCGAGAATGCCATATTTTCAAGCGAATCATCATCACTGTTGATTGCGAATCTGTTGTCACCTGTCGCAAGTTGCAACCATGTTGAATTTGGCTTGATTTTGTTGAAGATTGAGACTCCGTTCAGAGTCACACTCTTTCTTCCTCGATGCGTTGTGATGACAATCTTGTCTCCGCTCTGCATCTTCACTTGCTTTTCTGCTGTGCCGTAGCCAACACCGAAGAAATTGCCGCTTGCATCGTATATGATAGGATTTGTCACTGTTGAAAGAGCAATGATGTCAATCTCAAGACCGACACTGACATCTCCCTCGTTGAAGAAGTTCTTCGCTCTCGTTGTGTCATACTCACCAATGACAATTCCCTCTTCTTCGAAGTAGAGCATGTCAATCGGAGAGTCTGTGAAATAGTGCAGATTGATTGCTTCGCTGATTTGCTCGACAACAGATTCTGCATCTTCCCAAAAAGGTTGTTCGCAGTGCATTGTCACTTGCATCACAACACCTTTTGCCCACCTCGGCATTTCAATCGTCTCAATCTTTCCGACAATCTCGACTGTTCTGCCGTTCTGTTTCCAAACAAGAGTGCCATTCTGCTTCAACTTTATGACTTGCAAGATTTTGCGCTTTGCTTCTTCGACATCGACTCCGTTTCTGATGCGCAAATCAAACACGATGATTCTTGCATCTGCTTGCATATTGTTGACAGAGTCTCCGTCAACACCGCCGATGACACTGCTTGACACAGATGCAGATGCAGATGTCTGTCCGTCAATGTGTATCAAGACGAAATCATTGTTTGCAGAGAGGGAAATTGAATCCCCTCTCGCATTCACAAATTCAAATGTTGCCATTTATACACCCACCTTTGCAAGCCGCACTGTCGCAATCAGTTGCTGTTGTGCTTTGTATTTCTCTTTTTGCGATGTGTATGCTTGTTTGAAGTTGTTTGTGTAATTGATTACAGTGCCACCTCTTGACAAGCCAAATGCGCCGCTTCTGTGCGGTGATGTTGTGTCATCAAAATTCATCGCATCTGTGATTTCATCATTCACTGCGCCGATGTTCTTTTCAAATCCCTCTCCGATACCGAGAGCAAGATTCTTTCCGACTTGATCTGACATCACTCTTGACGGAGAATGAATTCCGAAGAAATCTTTCAAGCCGTCAAGGACATCTTTTCCGAATCCTTTGATTTTCTTTTTAATCCACGCAGTCATGTCTTTGATTCCGTTCCACAGTCCCTCAATCAAATTCTTTCCGACACCTTCCATGTTGGAATTGTATGTCTTGAATCCACTCACGATTGAAGAGATTATCTGCGGAATTTTTGAGATGAGTTGAGGAATTGCTTGAATGATTCCTGCCGCCAATTTCAATGTCAACTCGATTCCCATTTGTGTGATTTTCGGCAAATTTCGAGAAATTGCACCAATCAATTTTTCGATGATGACAGGGATTTTGTCAATCAAGCGAGGGAGTGCCGCAAGCAGTCCGTCAGCCAATCCCATAATCAGCGAAATTCCTGCATCGATGAGCATGTCGATGTTGTCGAGCAATGTTTCGACAATCATGATGACTGCATCGATGATGACAGGAATGAGAGTCGGAAGCATCTTTCCGAGTTCTTGTGCAATTTTCACAATTATGTCGAGCAGAGTTTGCAAAATCACAGGCAATTGTGACAAAATCGAGTCGAGCAATTTCGGAATGATTGAAATAATTGTTTCGATGACAA